AAGCCGAATAAATCTGAAAGAGCCTTTATCCGACCATCTGGGAAAATAGGCAGAAAAACCGCCGCCGTAAATACGATCATGGATATCATGGACATCCACGCCATTCGTCGCTGGGCATCCGACTTCTCATGCCGATCCATGACTTCTGCCAAGGCAATCTCTGCATCCGATACAACGCCATCGTTATCGATGTCCAACTTGTTATGCTTGCTGTCCTTCTGTAGCTTCTTCTGGGCCATCATCTTATCCTGGGTAAAAAACTCTCACATTCGTAGGTGGTGGGAAAACATTTTGCCAATTATGCCCTGTCCCAATCGGACAAGTGAGACCTTCAGGTGTCGTGAAAACAACGGTGAACGTCGCTCCTTGAGGAGACGCAAATACCCCAAAGATTCGCTTGTTGCTCAGAATACCAAAACCGACCAAAGTCTCCTGGAATTCGTTAGCTGCTTCTGCGACGAAATCCGAATGCTTCATACAAAAGGCTTGTCCTTGTACGGTCAACGGCCATGTGATCAGGATTACCGCTAAAATGAGCCAGAAGGATGAGTGGAACATCGCTACTTCATCTTCGATAAGGGGTTCTCAAGGGCCTTTCGGATGTTGTCATCCGTCGCTGTTTCCAGATCACTCATCTGCTTCTTCAACCGGTCCTCAAGCGCAGTCATATCGTTTCGAATCTGTTCTCGCCTCGTATCGAACCGGTCCTCTGCCTTGGTCACCATACCACGGACCTTATTTTCATTTTGATCCAAAGTAGTTCTGACGGCGTCCGCAGTCGTCTTGGTACGCCGTTCCGCTGCATCAACGCTCTTTTCCAAACGCGCCACGTCCTTCTTGAGATCGTTCTTGATGTCGCGTGTGTAATCCGTCGCCTTCGTGACCGAATCCTCGACGGATGCCATCTTCTCCTTGAAGACATCAAGGCGCTTGTCGAAACCACTAAGATCCGGAGCCACGTACTCCTGAATCTGCTCCTTCATATCCATATAGTCTTTGTAAAACTCAAAACCCGCCCACAAACCACCGCCAATCGTCCCCAGCAACGGCAGGATGATCAGGAGTTTTCCTCCTGACAGCCGTATTCCCTGATATTCGACCTCTGCCATTTCCTAATCGGACTTGATGAATTTCTTGGCGCGGGCTTCGAGGACAGGCAACAAGCGAATACCACAATACCCTATGACAAAAGCTATAGCCGGCCCCCACACTATATCAAGCGTCCACGCCTTCATGACAGGCGGAATGAAGAACTCCGCAGCAATCACACCAACGATTAACGCCAAAGCAACATCCTTGAGAGCGCCCCAGTTCCACTTCTTCTGGGTCAACACGTTCGCAACGCCGCCACACCCAGAAGCAAAAATGCAACACAACTTGGCCCCTATGACCAGTATCAGTGCTTCCATGTTCATTACCCCTAGAGTTAAATCCGGGCTTCAATTACCCGTCTATTTTCCAAGTGGGCTTTCTCGATTTCCTCTTTAGACTGCCCGAAATACGGCACCCCGTTATTCGTAACGATGAGAAGCTGGTTCAAGGTGGTGTCCTCCAGCACGAACTCACCTAGTATGCGTCCAAACTTGCCACGGGAATCGTCCAACCTGGTTCTCAATATTTGCATGGAGCCTACAGGAAGTCGGCCCTTGACGAAGTTCTTCGCCATGATGCCGAACTTCTTCTCAACCGCATCCCTTGTGCGGCTTTCAGGCGTATCCACGCCAAACAGTCTAATCCTCTGCTTATTTAGCCATACAGCAAAGCCAAGGTCGATGTCCACATCAACTGTATCGCCGTCTATGATTCTAACGATCTTGCAGTTGTATTCGTACATTGGCCTTACCTGTATTGAGAATTTACCACGGCGTCATGCTTCGCATTAGAACCACCAAACAGGATGTATTGCGCGAAGTTGTTGCCGTTAATCGTGGCATCCGGAATCGTGGTCGTGCTGAAGAACCCAACGGTATCTTTCAGCTTGGTCGTGGCATCAAAGAAGGACTTGCTATTCCCTAGCACCTGCATCACCACCAAGGTTTTAAGCTGATTGCTAGCGTCATAACGCCCCTTGTCCCCCATACGCTTCATGATTCGCTTGGCGATCTTTTCTTTGACGGCCTTTTTAACAATGACTTTGGGAGCGTCAGTCTCTGAATCTGCTTCTGATTCGGGGTCTGCATCTGGCTGCGTCTCCTCACTTGCAGAAGACGATTCAGGGCTTCCCGTTGTCTCAGGTTCTGGCTCAACTTCCGTCTCCACTTCAGCTTCGATTTCCTGTTCCATCTCCGCCTGCGCCTGCTGCTGTTCTTGCTGCTCTTGCGCAGGAGGTTGAAGATTTGCCTGTTCCGAAGAAGCCGGTCCACTAGCCATGGTTTCCATAGAAGGTGGGGCCATCTCCTGTTCGATCTGAGCTTCCATCTCCTCCATCTCCTGATCCGGAGGTGACGGGGACATGTCAACTTCCACGGTCTGAACTGGATTATCAAATATCACATCGGTATTCTGAATGATATTGATTATCTCCGTCTCGATGAAGGTAACCAGATCGTAAGTGGCCGTAAGGGCTGGGTTGCTGAACTGTGGTCCGTAATAACCTTGCGGATATCCCGCATCAATTCCAAACAGATCAAAATTCGCGGTCAAACCCGTATAACTGTTCTGCGCAATATTCTGAGAGTAGCTGTAATTCCGGAGACCCGAGAAGTCCAACTCGACCTCATGCTCGAACTTATGCTGAAGCGCCGAGTTCTCGTCAAACAGCGACAACGTCAGCCGGAAAATGTCCTTGCAATCGAATGACGCCATCGTATCGCCAGCGCATGTCGGCACGAACGTATTGGAAGAATGGGAATTGACATCCATCCCATATGCCAGATCAAACCCTCTGTTGATCTGATTGATGGACATCGCATCTTCAAGATCAATGGTGGTGGAGTAGGTTCCCCCAGGACCATGCTGGCCCGCCGTGCAATATTTCCCAGGAGAGCAGCCGCTTCCCGTGCCAACGCTGGTGCCACCGGATTGAGTGAACTCGCTCATCCCCGGTAGTTGGTTGGGAGAAGTCTCCTGCCCTGTTACGACCTCCTCCGCAAAAGACGGACCTGTCAACAGACAGGCTACAAGGACCGTTGCATACGTACATACCCTTTTCATCTATTCCGAATACTCCAGATCAGGAGATGGAATCACCTCTTTCTTCTCGAATATCGTGTTCCCTTCCGGTGCGGCCTCTTGATCCTTCTCCCACGCCAGCTTGGCTTCCTTGCCAATCCTACCCTTATACGGACAAGGCGTTCCGGCCATGGTCATCGCATCGAATACCCTTGCATCCTGACAAAGGATCGATATCGCCGCGACCTTCATGCCCATAAAGTAGAGAGACCTCGCCAGCTTTATGCGCTCGCAGTTCTTGTCGATAATGGTGTGGCCGGTGGATATCCCAACGAAACCGGTCTGAGCACCAACGCTCATACCTGTGCGACACACGTCGTTGTTGTTGACTACGACGGACGGCGCATTGGCCGTGGGCACTGACTTGTCGGTCACGACCGTCGAGCTGACGGTATTGGTATCCGCCGCAAAGGCATTGAATGAAAACAGCACCCCCAAAACGATAATGAGAACGATACCGAAAACGATGGTCGCAAGAAATATGAAAAAACTATTAATATCCTTGATATCTTCTTCCATCACTTTTTCTTCACTTCAAGAGGTGGTTTGGGCTTCGGCGCAACCGCTTTCTCGTAATAAATGATGAGTTGCTTCTGCTGATCGATATATCGCTTGATTTCCGCCATATTGAGAGCCAGCGTCTCGTAATCCCTCACACTGATGGCGTAAAACAGAAAAGAGCCGTTTTGCCTGATGTATTTGGCCTTAAATCTCTCGAAATTCTGGTCTGTGACCACGAACCACGTAATATTGTGCAAATCTATCGGTTGAGGCCGCGTTTGCGTGGGTATTATACGGTCAACTTCGACGGTTTTGACTTCAAGTCGAGTGAGTTTAGGCCACGAACTGCAACTACTTAACAGTAGGCAGAGCAGAGTCAGACTCAAAACTCTCAAATAGCCGCTTCGTTCCACGATTTATCTTCTTTTCCACTAAATTGGGCTTCTGCTGACTCAATCGTGTCAAATTATGCTTTCGCAACTTGCCAATGAGCTTGTTTTTGTAGTCGTGCGCCTTCTGCAACTGCAAGGAAAGGTCCTTGTTGAGCCTTCGATACTTTCCCGCATCCTCTTTAAGCGTCTCAATC